CCTCTATCGGGTTATCAGGGTTAGTGGTATAGTCCCGAACTTTAAGTCCTCTTATTTCTTTATAAGTTGACATTTAATTTTTTATTCCTCCAATGTCATGTCAGCAGGTCTTGATCCAAGTCTAACGAATTTTTGATCAGATGTTTCACCATCGACATTATCGTTATCCCAAGCAGTTTGAGCTGCTGTGACCTCTGCATCAACCAATGCTTGAGCTTCGTCTTTTGTTTTAACGACACCCGCTACTTTGGCAATCCAAAGATTAGC